TTTAATTTATTCTGGAAATGGTATATATGGAGTTAATACAGCAACATTTACTAGTTATAATGTTGGAAATACTGGTACTCCAAAATTCAGAATTACAAGCCGACTATCTTCAACAGTTCAAAAATTTGCAAACAACGGAACTATATATAGTGGCACAGCGGTTTCAACTTTAAGACCTACCACTAATATACTTTTAGCTAGATTAGGTGGTGCTACTGATTTCTTTAATGGAATTTGTAAATTTGCTTCGGTTGGGGACGGCTTAACAGATACAGATATGACTAATTTTAACACAGCTGTGACCGCTTATCAAACAGCATTAAGCAGATACAATTAAAATGGAAGGTAGAATAGTAACACCGCAACAAGCTCAAGAATTAGAAGGAATATTTTTTGATGCAAATACTTTTCTTGGATTTGTGCAAGATATTAATGATGTTTATTTCTTATTTTTGAGTAGCTCAGATGAGGTAGATATAGCATCAACTGAATACGCTTATTTATTAGAAATACCTTTGAGTCCTTATGTACCACCAATAACACTAGACTAATGGCATACGCAAAAAATGGAGAATTCAATGTGCTCTATCCTACAAGGAGAAGGATGGCTAACATTCTTAAGAGGATACTTAGAAATGATATAGTAGATGGTCAAGGTACATTAGTAGAATCTATCAGAATCAATGCTAAAATCACTAGCTTTGAAAAGTTAGAGATACAGATAGTAGCAATGTACTACTTTATTTTCCTTAATAATGGAGCTTTCTTGTGGAATGGTGGTGTCATCACTCCTAGAGACTATGTTAACACTTTTACAAATGAGCTCAACAACTCAGGAATCACAGCAGAAATATACTCACAGTACACAGAATGGTTAACTAAGCGTTACCCAATGTTGAAAGTGGCTGAGATACTTGAGAAGAATCAAAGAATCACATACACATTTGAAGCTCTTGATCCGCCTGAAGGGTTCAAAGTAGGCTATCCATTAGATGTTTAATTCTTTCTTCATAGCTAACATATTGAAGGTCATGATTAGTGGTAAGTTGGTGACTTCTTCAAATTTAGTCAAGTCTTCATTGCATAAGCTGTAGATTAATCTTTCCCATCCCCATTTAAGCTCACTCTTCTTAAGCTGTAAGTCTTTTGACTCCTGAGAAGTGGTAGGTTTATCCTCTTCGTCGTCACTATCGCTCTCATCATGAAATAGGTTGCCGTATGTTTCCATGAAATTCTCTCTAAAAGCTATGAATTCAGGCACAATTCCATAGATGTCATTGATGCAATAGTCTTCAAATAGCTCAAATCTTTGTCTAGGACTGAATTCATAAGGCTCATACACAGTGACACCCCATTCATTGGTAGACTTTTGCCTATAAAAAATGGATGCAATGTGACCAATGTGCTGATTATAGTCTTTTGAAAAGTAGAATTCAAGGTCAATGTACTCACCAATTGTCAACTTATCTAGTGGCTTGATGTGGTAGTCATTCACCTGGTGCTTGTAGTGCTTAGATGGCTCAGAGTTCACGAACTTTATCTCCTTAATTAGAGCACTTACATCTTCAATATCAAGGTCTTCAAGTTCTTCTGAGCTGACATCCGCTAAAATAGCAAGTATTTCTATCTCTCTATTGAAGACCTCAGGTATAGTATACAGCTCTCTAATTTCTTTGAACTGTAGAACATCAATCTCACTCCACGATTTCGGTAGTTGCATCCTTAGTTATATGTTTAGACAATTTTTGACCAATCTCTACTAGGTAAGGCACAGCTATCTCAGCTTTCAATTCTCTAATTAACTTAGCTTTCAGCTTGATGTGTGCATCTGAGTAGTGCTCCACCTTAGTTAAGTCAGTTCTTTTGAATAACACAGCTAACAACTCAGAGATGTAGCCTTTGTGCTTTGAATGCATGATCTTCTCAATGTGCTTAGTATCTTTCACAGATAGCTTAAATTTATCCTCAAATGCAGTATAAGTATAGCCATCAATCTCAAGTGAGCTCACTAGCTCAGGCTTACCAGTCACGTCATTGAAAGATTTTACTATTTCTTTAAATTCTTCAATCTCCACATCATCCCATTTTATTGTGGGCACTCCTAAGAATTCAAACACTTGCAAATGCTTATCAATAGCATCTAGCTCAGAATCAGCATGGATAGTTGTGATTGTTTCAAATTGCTGTACACTCAACTCATTCAGTTGGTTAGGTACATCAAAGCCTAAAATATTTACCATAGATTTTAATTTTTAACAAATATAATACTTTTTACAATATAGGCATGGATAGACCAGTCTATAAGATAACAATTGAGGATGAGTATGCCGATGGTGAAAACTTAGGTATAGAAATGATTGCTTTTACTTCTAAGCCTGCTATAAAGGTTAAAGGTATGGCATTCAATTCTCATGTAGCTATGACGTTCAAGGATGATGTTAAGATGCGAGTAGTTGCACCAGCAATGATTCCAATGAACATCTACAGAAAAGATGAGGATGGTGAAGAGTATGACGTTCAATTCTCAGCAGAAGTGATTGAACAGATCCATTCTAAATTCATGCAGAATCTACAGAACAAAGACATCTTTAATCTTGAGCATGACACTGCTAAAAAAGTCCCAGCTTACATATTAGAGGCTTGGATAATAGACAATCCAACTACTGACAAAGCATTCACTACTTATGGCATTGAAGCTCCTAAGGGAACATTGATGCTAACAAGTCAAGTGACAGATAGAGATTACTATGATGAGCTTGTTGAGTCAGGTCAGGTAGGTTATTCTATAGAAGGCTTTTTAGGTATGAAATTATCGGAACAAATTAAATTAAATACTATGAAATTACCTGACGGAGAGCATGTAATCGGAGACAAAATCTATGTCATAGCTGACGGAGAAGTTGTTGAGATTAAAGATTTACCTACAGAGATGGAGGCTGAGTTATCAGCAGATCCAGCTGTGGAAGAAGAAGTGGCTGATGCTGAGGCTCAAGCTACAGAAGAAGCTGTAGCAGAAGAAGAAGTAGCTATGGCTATTGACCCAGCTGTAGATGCTGAGGCTATTATTGCTATTGTACGTCCTTTATTAGAGGAGCACATGAATTCAGTTATTGCTATGATAGCTGGATTGAAAAATCAAATTGAAGAATCTATAACAGTAGAGACTGAAGAGGAAGTAGCTAGTGTAGCATTGACTGCTCACGAAAAATTTAAAGAATTTGTAAAATTTTCAAAATCAAAATAAAATGACACGTAACCTAAAATTCGATCTAGACATCGAAACAAATGCACTTTTGTGTGCAAACCCTGATGAGTTTTACTCTAAGGCTTATTTATCAAGCCCTGATATTGCTAACAACTTTAGAACTTTACCAGGTATTAAAAGCAAAACAAAATTAGCTAATGTAACTTTTGGATCTTTATTGCAATCATCTACTTGTAACTTCAATGCTCCTACTGACTCATTAGATGCTATTGACATTGATGTATGTCCTTTATCAGCTATGGCTCAACTTTGTCAATTTGACTTAGAGCAGTCTTTCTTAGCTCTTCAAATGTCTCAAGGCTCAAATGGTGACTTCACAGTTGCATCATTTATGTCTTACTACTGGAATGAAATGGCTAAGGTTATTGGTCAAGATTTAGAGTTGTTAAGATGGCAAGGTGATACCACTGGTGATGATCCATTATTAAGGTTGTGTAATGGGTACTTAGTTCAATTATGTGGTGATGAAGGCTTAGCAGCTGGTTTATATTCAGGAGCTATCTCTACTTCAAATGTATTGACAGTATTAGAGGCTGTAGTTAACGCTGCACCAGCTTCAATTGTACGTAAAAAATCAGAATTAAGATTGTATGTATCAACAAATGTAGCTAATGCTTATGAGTTGAAAGCAGCACAAGGTAACACACAAACTTATGTGACTTTACCATTAGGCTTGACATTCTTAGGAATTAATGTAGTAGTATGTGAAGGTATGCCTGACAACACTATTGTATTGACTTTGAGAAATAACCTAGTATACGCATTTGATGCTGAAGGTGACTCAAAAGCATTGAGAGCTGTGAACTTATCTGACACTGTAGCTGAGCCTTACTTAAGAACTCGTGCAAACATGAAAGCTGGTTTCCACTATACAAACCCTTCTGAGATTGTTGTATACAATGTATGTTTTGACTAAACATTAATAATGGAGGGCAGTAAGTGTCCTCCTATTTTTTCACTTTTAAAACATAAACAAAATGGCATGTGATGCACTTCAAACGATCCAAAAGTCTTGTGACAACAACACTGGGGGGATCTATAAATTCTACGTCAATCAACAAGATAATGTTGACATGACAACCTTGACAGTTGATGGTGGTGATGACTACTTAATTGACAACTTAGACTTAGTAGGTGGAGCTGATCCATTTATTGAGTTTGAATTCAGACGCAACACTTCAAGCTACACAGAGGAGTCAAACATTGACTTGATCAATGGATCTTCATTTGTAACTCAGACAATTAACTTAATGTTTCAC